CCAATGCCAGCAAGTTCCTGCCATACAGAAGTGTTGGACTTTATCATATGTTGTTTGTGGGCAACCTCTCCGCAATACATAACGGGTGGCTTCCAAGAATTAAACCGCCGTATCATTTCAAGTTCCTCGCTGGAGTAATCGGTCTTTTTTAATACAAAGCTTTCCCCTGTAAACTTATTTTTAATCTCATATATATCCTGCTTATCAAAATCAATGCCGTGTTTTATGAATGGGTAGTACCACGACAACTTCTTGTTGCTTCTCTCTATACCGTCTATGCAATAGAACTTTTGTGTATCTCTTTGAAAGTAAACAGCCGCCGTCTTATCGTGCGCGCCAAAATCAAGACCGACATAGAGTGGCTTGTTCTCATCATACTTCAAATCAACAACTGGGCACTGTAATACTTCGGGGTAATACGCATACTGTGGGTCGGACAGATAACTAATTTCCAGTTCCGCCTTCACCGCCAACTCATCTCCCGACCTGCGTAATTGCTCACTCTTAAACCACTCCTCGTCTTTGAATGGGTGTAGCTTCCAATCAAGAGTGATTAAATTGCCCTGCTGTTCCATACTCTCTCGCAATGAGCGCGCAAACGATGAAGCCTTTGGGGTTGATACTCCTATGCGACACGGAGAAGTGTCTATGCAAGAACGCCAACTCTCTCTCGCAAACCGCCAAAAAAATAACTCATCGCAATAAACCATTGATGTTCTCTTGCCACGACCAAAGTTTTCGTTGGCACTTTCTCCGTCAACATAACTCATTCGGTCGGGGTTGACTAACTTCATAAAAATATCATTCTCCGACTTGTGAAACTTCGTAGGGCGAACCCACGAGGGCAAGGAATAAAGTGCGTACCGCAACTTTCCAAACAAACTCTGCGGACTTTTGTCGTCAACCTCTGCCTCTTTGCGAGAGCCAAGCAGCGCATAGTACCTGTCCTTTGTGAGCCACCGCCACAAGATATACCAAATCAGTGTCCAAGTAATCCCCATATCTCTCGTCTTTTCAATCAGTAGGTCGTGTCCACGCACCTCTGCGTCCAGTATCTTTCTCACCACATCTTGCTGATAGAGGAAAGGAAACATTGGGACATCGGGGGACTCTGGCAAGCGTGGCTCATAGACCACGCCAAATAAGTTCATAAAAAGAATGGGGTCGTCCTGTATGTCAATTAAAATAGAAGCCCTCTCGACGGGGTTTAATTCTGCCTTCTGTAATCTTTCAATGCGAGCATTGAGTTTACGCTCAAACTCCTGCGATGAAAGATGTCGTCTAAAGAGTTCAATGTTCATTGATTTTCTCTCTCGTTACCTTAACAAAAGAACCACAATCGGGACACTTGTAATAAAATACCGCATTATCATCGTGCATATGTTCGTGTTCGCAATGCACCGTGTCTTTATCTTTCGCCTCAATATCCAAATCGTGTAGAGAAAGGTGCTGTACCTTGTCAATCCACTCATCAACATTGTCTGCATCGACAAGATTTTTTATGCGATACAACTTTCTCGGAGAGACATCAAGAAGTTTCGTGTCTGGCAATCCAAGTTCAATAACATATTTCTTATATACCAACACTAATTGAGTAGCCCACTCCCGACTGACTGATAAACCACCACTATCAACTGGTGCCTCACAGTAATCCTGCCACCGCTCAAATCCAAGCAACGCCCAATCCCCATTGCTATACATATCATACAGCAACTTCAACTCTATCAGCGAGGACTTTTGGTGTATGTCTATGAACGCTTGCCGTCTTTGGTGAGCGACATCAACTCTTTTTGTTATGGTGGTCATATTTCTTTTTGACTTCAAATCCGTGTGCGCCATCGGACTCGTCGAAATGTTCGGCAAGCCACGTCGGGTCTATCGTAACATCAATGGCATCTTGCTTCTTTTCAATCCGCAGTGCCTCTGCAACGCTATGAGCCTTGACATACTTCCGAACAATAAACAACTTCATTTTGTCTTTGTTCATAGCGCTTTATGTTCAAATGGTATGGTCTTTTTCTTGTAGTACTCCTCAATCTTCTTCAACTCCTCAATGGAATAGGTCTTCGGTATCTTGTCGAGACGGAGTAAATCCTCAACAACTTTCTTTCCACGCTTCTTTATGACAAACATAATGAACTTTGAATACTCTCCGCCCATAAAATAATTACAATGCATACACTGACCATACACTCCACGCTCGTCATACAGTATTGAATTGTGCCTGCCCTGTATACAATGCCCAGCCTGCATACCGTCGTTCCATTTCCTTCTCACACCGCAAGTCGGACAGGTGATAAACCCATTTTCATCGGCATCTCTCAACCGAATGTATCTGCTGAATGCCTTCCATGTCCTTTCTTTTTGCTTTGCCTTCGGTGTCTTTGCCATATTGAAGAGACCAGGGGGTGGTCTCGTGGCTACCTGCGGGTTCAATCCCCAGCATTTTTTACCACACTTGTATTCGCCATCCCCCCAGCCAGCGGTTTATTATTCAAGCGGTTCAAGTGTTGGGTCTAACTTGGACTCGATGGTCTTCAAGCTTCTCAATATGGCTTGTTGGTTATCGAGTATCTTGTTTATCCCAGACACTATAACATCGCTTGCGTTCTGATAATTCTTTGGCTGTGCTTCCGACACAGTCCTTTGAGAAGAGAACGGCTTGAGAAGTGTATAGGTCTCAATGATTGCGCCGTTAACATTCTTCTCGTCTCTGTGATATGCGAACCTACCCCTCTGACCAACCTTGCCCAGCCATTCTTCATCCCACGCCGTGAACTCTTGTCCATCAATAAAAACCTTGTATCGCTTCCACGACCTACCATTCGTCTCCCCCGACTTAACCAACTTAACTTCGTCAACCACTCCCGAAATATATTCTAAAGGTTTAATCGGCATCTTTGTTTTGCCTATCGGCTATTTGTTTTTTAATAAACTCGTAGTGCATCTCTTGATACGCTTCGAGCCTCGACCAATAATCTTTATCATCGGGTGTCAAACCCATAGCGACCACATCTGCGTGAGCCGCGTTGTATGCCTGACCCCAATGGATTGAGTCTTCTCGTTCCATTGTCGTTACCGCTGATACGGCGTCCTTTGATTGCTTCCAGCACTTATAGCAAGTGTAATCCTTATACCAATCAGCCTTCTTTCGTATCTTCTCTGCTCTGTCCGCTGGTATAATCTCGGACTCACCGCACTTGGTACACACTGCCTTGAGAGAGTAGTCGTCGTACATCTCCCAATCATACGGAGAAACGCCTCGCGCTATTACTTGTTTGCTCATAGTTTGTTCAATGTTTCTTCTGCCCTTTTTAATTCTAACTTCCAATCGACACACTCACACCCACTATCCTGTGAGAGGTGGCAGTCGTGATTGGCAATCTTCTCCTTCAATTCATTCACCTTGTCTTGTACCGTCTCAATCATTGCCGTCTTCACATCTGACAATGCGTCCGCAACATCTTTCTGTTGCTCAGCAATGTTATACAGATGAGAATTGATTTGCTCGTGCCACGCATTCATTGCGTCTATGAAGTTGTACAATTCTTGGTTGTTCATAGTTGTATGTTATGTTCTAATTATTGTTCGACCTTTTTCTTTCCTGTTCCTCCGCAAGTTTTACACACCTGTGTTTCTGCGTCTATTATTTTCCCACCATACTGATACGCCTCAAAGAAAATCTCACCAGTTCCACCACATTCTGGGCATATATCTGAACCCTCGTAAATATCACTGACCAACTGCTCTATGTCTTCCTGAAAAATGCCCAACTCGGCAGCCAACTGAACATAGTTCTTTATTAAATCGAATATCTCTTGTTGTTTCTTGTCCATAATTTGCTTGAGCAACATTATACTCCTCTCATTTCATTTGTCAAGTACTCAAAACACAAGGAAAACATAGTCGTTTCCGCTTATATCCCATACCAATTCGCCGATAAATGTTTGTGTCATAGTTTTACTTGGGGGGGGGATTTTAACGCCCCGTACAGTTAGTACTCCAAAGTTTCCTCTCCACCGTAACGATTGTGTCATTATTTGACCCTCCGTGAGCAACAAGCAAAATCCTTTCCATTTCGAATCCCCTACCCTTCCCCAATCCCATAGAGTTCCAACCGAAGCATATTGCTTTCCCGCCGGGCTTGATAATTCTTTGCATTTCATTCTTTGCCTCTGAATAAAAGGATTGCCTTGTCTTGTCGCTCGTACAATTTAGTCCAATTCCCTCATAGCACTCCTTTACCTGTCGTGGCGAGTATGGTGGGTCAAATAAAACCCCATCAAATTTTTCGCTCTCAAGGGACTTGAGAAATTCTATTGCTTCCATGTGGTATTTCGCCGGCGTTTTGGGGTTAAGGTCATTCGTTTCTTGCGCTGGGCTATTATATCCAGCAAATGGGTCAGCCCAAAGCCCATTGATGAGCGTTCCGCTACCAACTTCTTGCTCCAAGAGTTCTCTTATCGGTTTTATTGTGAACGTCCATCGGCTCGGCATTGCCCACGTCCTACTTATTTTTAATTCATCTTTCATAAAATCTTGGGGGAGTTTTTGGGCTCCCCCATTGGATTATTTTTCTTCCTCAAGCAATTTGTCTACCACTTCCGCCTTGAATGCGTCTGCATTTTTGGAGAGCAACCACGAGAGAAAAATCTTTTCTCCCTCATCCGTGAGCAAATTATCTCCGTTTGTAATGCCTGCCTTCCGAAAACTTTTCTGCGGTTCGCTGGTAATTGCTAATGCGAATTTTTCTTTCAATGTCATATTTTTGTTCCCGTCTATGGCTACGGGCGAGCCGTTAATTGTAAAACCAAGAGTTGACGACGGCGATACATTGTATGTTATCAATACACTTGAATCGTCGCCGTTAGTTCCATGCACTGGTGTCGACCAATCATAGTAGAATATATCACCTCCGTTAATCCGCTCCGAAAGTTCTCTGTTTGTCATAGTTGTTGTTTTACTTTACGACCTTTGTTTCTTTGAAGATTATTGTGGGGGATTTTTTACGTTGTCCCCCAGCAACGGTTTACTCCAAGGCGATTGCGTGACTGGCGGTCTTACCGTACTTCTCGTGGACAAGGAAGAACCCCTGTCTCGGTGGCTCGTACGCCGCCTTGATGCTCAACGCATACGAATTGTAGCCGATGAGCGAGCCGTTGGTGATGATGTTCCCAGCGTCAAGCATCTGCTGGTGAAAGTGCCCGAACACATCGTAGTCAACGGGGCGAGCGATGTTCCAGTTGAGCACGGCTTTTCGCGCAGGTATCATCAGTCCTCCGACCCCTCCAGCGTACTTGATGGCGTGTCCGTGGGAGAAACGAAACTTCCAGCGATACACATCAAGGTAGGAGTGGTAGCCCTCGGCGATGAGAAACTTTACTCTCGGCTCGTCGGCGAACAAATCCTGAAGCGTCCGATACATAAAGTATTCCAGCGAGTTGCCGTTCTCGGTGGCGAAGTGAACCTTTTCCGTGATGCGTCCGTGGTTGCCCGTGTGGCAGAGGATGAGCAGGTCGGGCGTGGTCTCCTTGAGAAGCAGACGGATGCCAGAGATGATGCGGCTTTGGACGGTGAGAATGGCGTCCATCGGGTCAAGGAGCGTGATTTCCTTGATGGACTCGTGAATGTTGCCAGAGATGAAGTCCCCCAGCAGAGCCAGCACGTGTGTCTTGATGACACTCTCTCGTTGCGCGCCCAGTATCAGCTTGATGTCGTTATTGAAAAAGTTGTTGATACGCTGGTCGGCGATTTCGAGATTGAACTTGTTGAGCCCGTTGACCGTGCCCGAACGAACCTCTTCCTCGTAGTGCCAGTCGGACGCCAGAGTGAACGCAGTCGCTTCGTGCTTGCCATCCTTTCCCGATGGCGCGATGGTGAAGTGTTGCGGTGTCTCTTTGAGTTTGAGCAGGGCTTCCAGTTGGGCGTCTTTTGCTCGGAGTTCCTTGAGTGCCTCCTTGTACAGCGTGGTGTTCTCCTTGAGCTTACTTGCGGCGTCCAGTTGCTTTCTGTCTGCCGCTACCCGTTTTGCTGGAGTAATCAGTTTCTTTGCCATTTTAACCTCCTTTGCCCGTACTTGGGCGGCTTCGTATCTCTTCCATCTCCGTAATTCGGTGCGTGTATATCCAGGATACTCTATCGTCAAGTCCTCATCGCGGACCTCAGATATACCCCTTAATCGCTTTGGTAAGGTACTGTCCATAGCATATATTACTTATTTTTATTTTTCAACAGCTCAAATAAATATCCTTGAGCGTTGAAGATAATGGCGCATAATGCTTCTTCTATGTCAACCACCTCGTTCTTATCGTCTCGCACTTTATTGCCCCGATGAATGCCCCAGAGTTGAAAAGTGTGGCGTAGAAGAGATTTCATATATGCTTCTTTTGGTATGCCTGCCTGCCAGTTGTCCGAACCCCTCATCTTGCCATCGGATTGACGCTGGTGCTTGAGCATATACTTCCCGAACCTCTCAAGTACGAGCGGAGACAAGTATCCCTCATAATCTATTTTGTTTTCGTCGCCGTCACGATATGCCCCTGTGTGAAAGTATTTCATATAATTTAATTTGAACCCATAATACCAATCATAATCAACGAGATTGATATAAACGCAAACCACAGTACAACCTTTTGATATGTCGTCAAATCCCTCAAATGCTTGAAGCAGATAACCACCGAATGAACGAACGAATATAACATTACCAATCCCAATATAGTGTTGAACATAATTTTATTTCATTAACATTACTGATAATGTAATCATAGCCCCGCAGAAAAAGTACACGACCTTTAATATATCTCCGTCTATCGCATAGATAATGGACGCGAGAAACGAGAGGGCAACCATAGCAAGGGGGAAGATGTTGGTCATATCTCTTCGGGTCTTAATGCTTTATCGTCTATGTATATATCTGCCGCCATTTTTTCCATAGCAATGGCGTGGTATTTAACTTGGTGCATTGCCAGCCAGTCCTTTGTCGCTTGGTACATATCGTCTCGTCTGGCGGTATGAATGACGATGAAGTTGCTCTTGTAAAGTTTGTTTACTTTTTCAATCATCTCCCATCTCGGCTCGGAGTTGATAGCATCTTCTGCGTTCCACGCCACTCCTTTTGTGAGAGTGCCATCCATGTCAACGGCAATTACTTTTCCTTGTATGGTCATATTGTTTTTTTGGTGCTATAGAAAATGTACATTTACTTAAATCAAAACTGCTCAGTAATGCGCTATTGGCAATCCCGAAGAACTGAACCCTCCAAGCCTTGCAGCAT